CTCGACGAGCAGACCGGGGCGTGGGCCACCGTCTTGCGCCTGTCGGTGCTTTGCGTGCTGGCCCCTTGACCACGGGCCCAAGGTTAAGAACCTATGGCTGCTACACTCAAAGGCGTTACTGTTTTGTTCGGCGTGGCTACCCAGGCTGGCATCAGTAACTTTCTCGCCCAGTCCCTGACGGTCACCAAAAACTTCGAGCTCAACGACAAGGCCGCCGACGAGACGGGCGTGACCGTGACCCTCCGGTACGACGGCATTGGCCGCGAGATCAGCATTGAAGGCATCGCCAAGACCGTGGACATGCCCGAGGTCGGCGCCTCTTGCACCATCGCTACCAAGACTGACGTGGGCGTATCCCAGACCATCACCGGCGTGGTGGAGTCCGTCGAGGAAAAGGGCAGCAACAAGGACTTCGTGCGGGTGACGGTCAAGGTCAAGCAGCTTGACGCCATCGCCAGCTACGCGTAAAGAGTAGGGCCTTGGACGCCCGCTTCATCAACGCCTTCACCGACCCGGCCCAGATTAACATACTGGGCTATGTCGTTTACCCTTTTTGCCTAAAGTACCGGGTACGGCTCCACGCCATTGGCTCGCCCTTCGTCCAACCAGGGGAGATGACCGCCGGCGCCATGTTGGCCGCCATTAAGACCTGCGCTGAGTCGCCTATTAACGACATCAACGCCAAGGACCGGGCAATCCTTCAGCGCTGGAACAAGGACCCCGAGACCTTTATCAAGGCCATGGCCGACTTCCGCGTCTACATGCTAGAGGGCCACTGGCCAAAGTTCTGGGAGAAGACGGAGAGCCAGCGCGCAGCTGACGTTGGCATGCCCTGGGCGCTCAACATGGTGGCGAACCTGATCAGCAACGGCATCGACGAGCGCCGGGCTTGGGAGATGCCTGAATGTCAGGCGGTCTGGATGTCCACGGCCTTCGCTGGCCTTAAGGGGGTGGACGTCAACATCCTGACCACTGAGGAAGAGGAAGCTATGGCGGCCTTTACGACTTCCCAAGAGTGAAGAGACCATGAGCCAGGACGTCACCTACAACATCAAGGGCACATCGGATGTCCCGCAGCAGACCGAGAAGGCCAAGAAGGCCATGTCTGACATGGACAAGCAGACAGCGGCCATCGGCAAGAAGTTCAGCGAGGCCGGCAAGGACCTGTTCCTTTCCTTCCTTGCGCCCGTGGCACTCATCCATACGGCCATCAGCTTCATCGGCGACGCGATTGCCAAGGCCCGGCAGGACGCCAAGGACGCGGTCGACTTTGCGGCCGGCGTTAAGCTGGAAGACATCAACAAGTCCCCGGTAGATGTGACCACGCGTTTCTTGGCTCAAAAGCTGAAGGTGGACCTCCGCACCGAGGAAGAGAAAAAGAGCGCCGAGACCGCCCGCCGTGAAGTGACCCGAGAGTTCTTACTTCGCGATCCTCGTGGCCAAGAGTATTATCGCAAGAACGCCCCTGTTGACCTTGCAAGTGGCATGCAAGAAAGTGCTGCAATCTTAGCATTTAATAAAGACACGCAAGATGCAGTTTTTCAAATGGCTGCAGAGGATGCCAAGAAAGCTTTGGCTGCTGAACAGCAGAAAGCCCAAGACGAAAAGAACAAGAAGGAGCCTGTCCTTTTTGCCGGCGACAACTCCACCTTTGGCGTCGGCCTGTCCCCCCAGATGAACCTACTCAACCAGCAGGTCGAGCTGCAGAAGCAGGCCAACGAGTACCTGGCCATCATCGCCAACGCATCCGGCACCACTAGCGACTTTACCAAGGACACCAGCAACGGCAACGCTTCCAAGAACGTCTACTACGACACTACCAACGTCTCCTAACTATGGCCCGCATCGACAAAGGCAACGACCTCTCCAGCCCGGTCCTTCAAGCAGGCTGGACCGCAGGCCAAGACGGCTATGGTCTATGGACGGGCAAGTGCACCTTCAAGCTGGACCGTGACTACGCCGTGGCCATCGCTGAGTTTGAGCGCGGCGTGGCTCACCCGGTGGCCCCCTTTGACGAGTTCATGTGGTCCAACCGCGTCTCGGCGTCGTACGATCGCAACGGCATCGCCACGCTGTCCATCGACTACGTCGGCATCAATACGGGCACGGCCCCCGAGGAAGGCGACCCCACCGTCACCGACCCCAACGTCTCCGGCGCCGTGGCCACCAGCAGCGAGCCCATCGAGACGCACCGCAACTTTTTCACCAACACTGACAGCATCGACCCCATTGCTGGCTATGGCACCGGCACAATCACGGCGCCCATCTATGCGCCTTCGACCTTCAAAGCAGATGCCAGCAGCGCGACGCTCTACAAGGGCGAGAACGGCGCACACTTTACCCAAGTAACGGGTGGCAAGTTCGTCGGCTTCCTCGACCCTGAGTTCCCTTACTACTACGGCCGCAAGTCATACCTCTCGCCCACCACTGGCTTCTCTGGCGTCATCTATGTAAAGGGCGGCGACGCCAACCCAGAAGGTGACACGCTAGTGCAGACCATGCGGTCGGCGGTCGGCTTCTCTTCGGCCGACCAAACATTTCAAGGTAACCTGCCCGTCTTAGTTCCCAACTACATGGGCACGTCCTTTGCCGGGGAGGCCGGTGGCCAGCTGCTCCTGGCTTCCGTCAACTTCGAGGACTACGGCCTAAACGTCTACAAAATCAGTTACACCTTGCGCTACTCGGTCGAGGGCTGGGTGCCGGAAGTTTACCCCCTCTTTGGGACCTAATCATGCAACCCGGCTACGGCTACAGCCTGTTCGCGGGCCAGAACGGTACCTCCCTCACAATCGACTTCCCAGAGCAGCAGTCTGATCCTGACCAGTTCAAGGTTAACTGCAGCAAGGTTTCCCCGGGCGTCTGGGGCGTCTCAGTCCGCAAGGGGTTCGTGCGATACTTCTCCTACTTTGCAACCTCGCCTTATGCGGCTGCTCCCATTCAGGCTGAGGTCCAAAAGGTTTGGGCATACCCAGATGATGCTAAGGTCGACGGCCCTTTCGCGGATGAGGCCGCCACGCCTTGGGTCGACAAGGGCGGGTACATCAAGATTGATGAGAGCAAGCACTACGGCGTCTTTATCGTGATGTGCGCTGACGATGAGGTCGTGCCCGTCCCCTACCTGGCCGTCCTTGAGATTGCGTCTGAGGCGGACAACTACACCGACCCCTTCCCGGGTGGCTTCAACATGTACGTGTACTACAAGCTGGTGACGTACCAAAATGAACCTCTTGTGGTTTTAACTCCGGCCGGCAGTGAGTCCATTACTATCATTAACGCGCCTTCCGTTTACGCGTACAACTACAACTGCCAGAAGTGGAAGATTGCGGACCTAACCTGGGAGGACGGCGTCTTCAAGGTAGACCAGCAGCACCTCGGCCCGCTGGCCCTCCCCAACGCCTGCGTGATGAACACCCCCGCGTTGGATAGTGCAGGCTACACCCCGCCGTGGATTGCGGAACCCTACTACAAGGACGAAAAAGACCTTTGGTTTGGTGGCTGGTCTGGCTACACTAAGAACACGGCCGACGCGACGGTCACGCTTTAACCCCCCGCCAAGGTTAAGATGAGCAACACGGTCACCTTCAAGCGCGGCACGACCTACTCGGGCACGGTCACCTACACCCCCGCAGCGGGCGGCCCGGCCAACCTGCTTACCACCACGGTGACGTCTGACATCATCGACTCGTCTGGGGCGTCGTACAGCTGCACGATCACCATGGCCGGCAACGGGCTATCCTTTGTGGCCAGTCTGCCCGCCACGACCACGGCCAACTTTTCCCTCGGGACGGCCCGGTCCGACATCAAGTTTGTCTACGGCGGCACCACCTTCTTTTCAGACACCTTCCGCCTCACCGTCGTCGACCAGGTCACCGCCTAAGACCACATGAGCAGCATCACGGTCACCTCTGAGGTTTTGGGCACTTTGACCGTCTCGGTCGAGGGTACGGACAGCACACTGGCCCTCTCGGTCTTGGCCACTGCGCCGGCCAGCCTGTCCATCGAGCTCGGCACCCCTGGCGCTCAAGGCCCTGCCGGCACGGCGGCGTCCATCGCGGCGGGTACCACGACGACCCTCTCCCCTGGCTCTTCGGCCAC